TTAACAGCACTCATAACTCGTTTTTTCGCATCTTTTATATTTAATGCCATTTGTTTAAAATAGCTATCTTTTAGCTCAATTCCTATTGCCTTACGACCTAAACTAACAGGGCTGTAAACTTCGCTACCAACACCAGCAAAAGGGGTTAAAACAACTTCATTTGGATTTGAGTATAATTCAACAATCCTATCAATTACATCTAATTGCAAAGGGTGTACGTGTTTCTCATCATCATCTTCTTTGCTATCTTTAAAAGGCAGTACATTATCAATTCTAATATCATCCCATACACTCGAAGCATATCTTTGCCAAATGTAATGGCTCAATTTATTGTTAGGGTTTTCACTATCGTAAAAGCTATTATTTAAGTGCTCCCATAATTGTTCCTCATTTAGTTTTGTGTTGTTGGCATTATTCCAAGCAGTTAAAATATTGCTTACTATTGGAGTTGCACCAAAGTAATTTTTCAATCCTTGCGAATGTGTTACAGGTACTAAATTATCACCTTCTTTGGTAAATATCAATACATAATCAGGCATAGCAGTAAAGCATTTTGTGCTATCTTCTACAATAAATTTGTGCATTAAACTTTGTACCATTGTTCTCATTCTAACCTTTAAAGGCTCTTTCCAAATAGTAATTCTATTGCGATAATGAAATCCATACTTTTGATGTATTTTTATTATTTCAGCAGGGAAATCCCATAGGAAACATCTATTATCGTGTACATCGGTACAATGCACAGCGTTAATTCTACCAGCTTTTGTAACTCTTGCCATTTGATGAACTAAAAACTCGTATTGCTCCAAAAATTGTTCTTTACTTTCGCAATTACTAAAGTCATTTTCTGAACTTGAATAATTATACAATCCTGCAAATGGTGGAGAGTACACAACTAAATCAACACTTTCATCTTCTAATGTTGGTAATACTAACATACAATCTGAATTGTATATGGCGTAATTTTCTGTAATTACTTGGTCTTTTACTTTGCTCATTTTGTTTAATTTTAAAATTTTGGTTTAATTATGTCTTTTGTAAATTCTTTCTTTTGTATTTCGTAAATGCTGTTTACATTTTCAGATAGTTTTGTAAACATATCATTTGCCTTTTCTTTTTTGATTTGTAGGCTTTCCATTATTCGAGTTTGTCCATCACTTAAAACCAAATCAACATAAACATCATTTTTTTGTCCAAACCTCCAAAACCTTCTTATCGCTTGGTAATATTGCTCATAGGAATAAGTTGGAAAATATGTTGTATGATTACAATGTTGCCAGTTCAATCCAAATGCAGTTATTGAAGTTTTAGTAATTAGCTTTTTAATTTCACCTTTTGAAAATGATAACAATATTTCTTCTTTTTTATCAATATCCATATTTCCTTTTACTTCAACACAATTATCTAATTGATTAATCAATTTTGCTTCATCATTCAAATTAACCCAGTACACACTTGTTTCGTGTGCATTAGCCAACGATACAGCCTTTTCACATCTTTGTTCTAAAGTGTTTCTTGTTTCGGCTTTTATTTCAAAGAAATTAACAGCAGGAAAATTAAATAATGATGTTTGTCCATTAATAGCCAGAGGGCTTTCATTTCTTACTTGATGTTGGTTTTCAATAAGTTTTGGCAATTTGTATTTTTCATCACTAAAACCTAAATCACTTGGCTTTCGTATTGAAATTGCCCATTGTGAAACCCATTGCCAAAAATCCTTTTCAGCGTGTGGTTTAATATAATATTCACTACCTGCATTCCTTACCTCAATACTCCCTTTGTTGTTCTTAAAAAACCGTGTAAGCATATCTGTATATCCTAAATATCCAAGTGCTTCGCTACTTGTACCCAATTCAATATAATCATTGGGGCTTGGGGTTGCAGTTGAGCAAAAACGATAAGGAACTTTTTTAATAAATGAAGTAATTTTATTTTTAATTGCTCCATCAAAGTTTTTTAAAATACTGCTTTCATCCAGTATCACTCCAATAAAATCTTTTTCATTAAAGTATTGCAACCTTTCGTAATTACATACTACTATTTTTTTAGTATGAACTCCATTTTTTGAGTATTCAATATCATCAATACCTAATTTTTCAGCTTCAAAAATAAATTGAAATGCAACCGCCAAAGGTGTTAATATCAATACTTTTTTATTTGTATGTTGTATAATGTTTTTTGCAATTGATAACTGAATTAAAGTTTTACCTAATCCAGTATCAGCAAAAACGGCAATACGACCTTTCATAATTGACTTTTCAATAATTGCTTTTTGGAAGTCAAAAGCTATTTCAGGAATGTAATTTGGTTTAAATCCAAAGTCGCCAATTGAGTGCCTTTTCTTATCCAAAAAATCCAAATAACTACCCGTACTGCACACAACATCGGTTTGGCAAAATGGGGGCTTTAGTGCTTCTGTCATATTTTTATTTTTTATTAAACATTAGTAATTCTATTGGGCATTTGTGGGTATAATTCCCCCACTTCGCCAAGCCGTAGGCGTTAGCGGAAATGCCAATCGACAGCCTCCAACGATTTGAAAATTTCGTAAGCGACTTGTGGAACGATAGCGTTTCCAAATGCTTTTATGCTTTCTGTTCTCCACTTTGAAAAGGTAATTCCGTCCAATTCGGGGGGAAGCCCATCATCTCCGCCACAAATCGGGGATTGAGTTGGGAAGTTTTGGAAGTTGTTAAATCCATCTCTGCTATCTGATCCGTTAAATTTCCCTTCCCTCGTTTGTCCGATGTATTCCCTCTGCTTGCTTGTGCCGTTGGTGTGCATAGTAGCCTCGTTAAAGTCATTGAGTGCATTGAACCCTCTTTTACTTGTGTGCTTTTCATTGTTGCCGTTGCACTGGTCGCATCCATTGCAGTCGGTGTTGGTATCATTCCCTTGTAAATCGCAAAGTCCACTATTGAAAATTGCCTGGCGTTCCCTCCTTTGTCCCTTCGTGTGTAAAGTGGTAAGTTCGCTTCCTTCATCATTTGTGCAACTTCCGGCCTTCCTCTTTGAATTGTGTCGGGAGTAGGCCACAAACCAAACTCTATCCCGTCTGTGGGGGGCGTTGATGGCACAAGCTGGAAGTACATACGGCCATACTTCGTACCCCTCAGCTTCCAAGTCAGCTTGCACTTCGTTGAATACCATTCCCCCGTTCCAATTAATAAGTCCGAAAACATTTTCACCCACAACGTAGGGCGGTTGAATTTCTCTAATTGCTCTAAGCATTTCTGGCCATAAATGGCGTTCATCTTCTTTCCCTTTTCGCTTTCCTGCAAGTGAGTAAGGTTGGCAGGGAAATCCTCCTGTGAGTATATCAATCTTGTTTGCATATTTTTTAAAATCTGTTTTTGTTATATCTCCAAATCCTTCTGCATTTGGAAAGTGATGTTTTAAAATTCTTTGCCCAAATTCATTCCATTCGCACCAAGCTAATGTTTTCCATCCCATCCATCTTGCAGCTAATGAAAAGCCTCCAATACCCTCAAATAAGCCAAGATGCGTAAAGGCACTTCCGCTAACATCGGTTTGGCAAAAGCTGGGCTTCTGTGGTTCAATCAAGTTCTGTAATTCTATTGAGCTTCTGTTCATAATTTAAACTAACATCCCTGTGTACGGGTTGTGGTCTGATGATTTCAACATCAATTCTACTATTTGATTAGTTTGTGTATTATCCATTATTGTTGTTTTTAGTAAGTTGACAAATTTGAGTTTTTAGCCCCGTCCGAACGCAAAGCCCGATACCGTTAGGTGCCATTTTATACACCTTCATTTACACCTTCATTTACACCTTCACTTGACAAAACATATCTCGGCATTGGTTCGCCTTGATGCTGTTCAATACCTTTAAATACCAGCGTTTTATTTTCAATCAAAGGACGTATTACTTCGTGCCTAACAAGGCAATTAGCATACATAAACATTCCACGTTCAGGTAAAAACCAAACACTATGAAACATTCCTTGTGGTTTGTAAAATTCATCTTCTAACGATAGTTCGTGTTCAATCGCTTCAATTATTTTACGTTGGCTAAGTTGCGTTTGATATTCATTTTGAGCATCAACAGCATAAGGCGGAGTTGAATTTAATTTATCCATTTGTCAAGTTATATGTTTACTTTTTTAATCAATTTGTCAAGTTATAGGCTGACGAAAAACGGCAGCTAACACTGCATACCCGCAAGTGGGGCATCAGTGCTTATACCAAGTTTTGTGCTATTATCAATCATTTGTTATAATTTGAAAGTTTGTACTATTAATCCCCACCTGCGGGTATGCTTTTACGTTACTCCCTAAAATCCAATCACAGAACCATTAGGAGAAGGCAAACCAACAACAATATCACTTACCGAACCACTACAACCATTCGCGCCTGCCGTTGTATATGT